TGGACCGACCGGGGAAACTGGACCTACTGGACCGACTGGGCCAACCGGGGAAACTGGACCTACTGGACCTACTGGACCGACTGGACCGACCGGGGAAACTGGACCTACTGGACCGACTGGACCAACCGGGGAAACTGGACCTACTGGACCGACTGGACCTACTGGACCTACTGGACCAACTGGACCTACTGGACCAACTGGGCCAACCGGGGAAACTGGACCTACTGGGCCGACTGGACCGACCGGGGAAACTGGGCCTACTGGACCGACTGGACCGACTGGACCGACTGGACCTACTGGACCGACTGGACCTACCGGGGAAACTGGACCGACTGGACCGACTGGGCCGACTGGACCGACCGGGGAAACTGGGCCTACTGGACCGACTGGACCGACCGGGGAAACTGGGCCTACTGGACCGACTGGACCTACTGGACCGACTGGACCGACCGGGGAAACTGGACCGACTGGACCGACCGGGGAAACTGGACCTACTGGACCGACTGGACCTACCGGGGAAACTGGACCGACTGGACCAACCGGGGAAACTGGACCGACTGGACCGACTGGACCGACTGGGCCGACTGGGCCGACTGGACCGACTGGGCCGACTGGGCCGACTGGACCTAAGCGTTGCTGCTGTTGTAAAAAGAAAAAATGTAAACATAGATTATGTAAAAATGCAAAACCACTTTTTTATATTTAGACAATTCAAATGCCTGCCTGTTTTTTTCTACAATATAATATATAAAGAGAATGGAAAACGGTCGAATGATGGTGTTGCATTCTGCAATAATTGGTATTTTATTATACCTCTTTATGATTTTTATACTTGGTCAAAAACAAATTGTGGCTGAAAACCGAAGTATTTTATTGGCTTCTTTGACATTGGCGTATATGATTTTATTTGGTCATGGATTACCGAGTTCAATAAACAAAAATTTATTTTGAGTTATTTATACTATTTGATTAAAATACCCTTTGAATGTCCAAAAGTGTAATAAAATTATATGATTTAATTTAATAAAATTATATAATTATTAAGTAAGTAAAGAAATAAGATGATAAATAATCCATCCGGGAATAATTTATCTGGAATTAATTTTTATGGAAATAATTTGAATTTATTAGGTAAATATAGTTATAATTATAATTATAATTATACTTCAACAAATGTTAAAATTAAAAAATTAAAGGAGAGAATATTGAATAATTATTTAATACCTCTTGTTTCCAAACAATGGAATGTTTTGAAAGAAAATATATATTTTATTGACGAAATACAAAATAAAATCAAATATCACACTGATATTCATAAAACAGATGAACTTGTTGCATATAATGAAATGTTAAAAGTTTTTAAAGTTTTAATTGAAAAACAAAAAATATTAGAAGACTATGATAAAACTATGAATGGTAAACGTGATTCTAATGAAATAATGACAATGGTATTTAAGACATCTATGATTAAACTTTTACCCGAATATGAAATTTATAATAGTATTTTTGGTAAACCTAAAAGAGAATTAAATGAAAAATATGATGATGATATTATTAGTAAAATTAAAGATTTATTGAAGGAAGACGATATTACATATAAAAAAATAAAGGATTATGTTATGTAAAAGGAAACGTCTCTGGATGATGATAATGTTGGGGTAGCGATGTTAGTAAGTTAGTAAGTTACATTTTTGAAATTGAAATTTTCATATAATAATTGTAATTCTAATGTCATACTAAAATCCATATTATTCAAATCTATGATCGTACCAAAATGGTCTACTATTTTAATTTGTAATCTGGATAAATTTACTGGACCATTATAACGCCTAACTTTTGCCAATGCATTATTATTATCATTTATTATTAAAGATAGCTTTCCATTTACCATTGGTATTTTTGCTATTACATCCTCATTAAAAATACTCTTATCAAAACAAACCATATTTAATGGGTTATTGTTGTATTGAAAATCATTTATACAAACGTATATGTATCTATCACCACCTGCGTCAAATAGACCTTCTGATGTTATACTTTCGTCAATATTTATATAATTACCCGATCTAAATCCTAAGATCCAGCCAAAGGTATTCATTATATTTTGGTTAATACCTTGAGAGAATTTCAAAGAAAATCTCAGTCTATCTTTTTCATTGCAAATGTCGTCATCGTCGTCGTGATCGTCATCGTCATCGTTATTTGTTGATACTGACGATGAGGATGTTGGAAGATTTATTAATTCAAATGTAGATTTCAAATTATATTTATCAATAGAAAATTTTATGTATTTCAAGTATGTTTTTTTATATTCCGAACTTGAAGGGGCCTCATAAAAATAAGTAGAATTGAGGAATTCTTGTAAGGTCTCTGTATCATAATTACCTTCAGGTATTTCTATTACGTATCCACAAGTTGTATCGGCATTTGTGCCGTTATTATTAAAATTAGCAGGAACATTAAATACTATTTCAAAGACATTGTTTTTTTTTAGGTTTGAAAAAAGATACCAAGAGTTTGGTATTTCAATGGATACAAGACGCATTGCAGTTACATTTTTAATTTCGGAAGGAATCATATATAAAAAATCACAGGGATTACTTTGATAATAATTATTGCGAAAACAACTATTTAAGTTTAGATTAAATAGCTGTGTGATTCTTTTTACTGAATTCAAGTCCCCTGGTGATATTTCATTGATCTGTGAATTCACAATAAAATTTGTATTGTTTTTGTTGTTCAACGATGGGTCTACTCTGCCACCGTGTGTATTATTGTAAGGAGTATTTAAGTTCAAACTAAACACTGAATTTGATACTGAATTTTCATCCGAATCAACTATTTTAATTTTATATTGATTGTCTGATACTATTTTATTATATAGTTCATCTTCCTTATCTATATAAATGTCTAGATTTTTCATGTTTTTTAAATAATTAACATAGCCTTCTATTTCATTGTTATTATTTTTTATAATATTATTATGTAGCAGATTAAAAATAGATAGAATAATCATTTTTGATTTGTAAAAAAAGCTGTAGATGTCCTTTGAATATTTTTCTTTGATGCCTGCTAATTTTTCATCCATTTTGTATTTGTAATATTTTTTATCATCTGTTCCAATGTCATGTATCTTAAATAAATTTAACATTTCATTGAAATTGTAGTTATGTATGTTTAAATCAAAATCTGAATTAGTTGTAGTAGTACTCATTTAATTTTATCTTATCTTATTATTATATTTTAATAATAATAATATATTTTTATAAATCTGTAATTCTATAATTGAATCTAACAATTGTGTTCTTAACACCAGGAGTAGGTGTCTTAAAAATAACACTGATTACACATATTGGTATTATTGGTTCTTTTGCGTAACTGGAACTAGAGCTTACACTGACGCTGGCACTTGAACTGACGCTGGCACTTGAACTGACGCTTGGATCTGAGGTGCATCCACAATTTTCGTTTATTATACTATAATTTTTAATTATTTCTAGTATATTACACCACGTTAATGATGATAAAACGCTACAACAATTTAAATCACAAAGTGAATTAATACTAATAATTTCATTGGTTAATTCTACCAGTGACTCAACTGTAAAACAATTTCTAGAAATATTTAAATCACTTTCTATATTTGAAATTATTTCTTCAAGTAAATAAAATTTTTTCCCATTTACTGTTCTGTATTCTGGTAAAAATGAAATATATTCTGCGTATGAACAATTATTGCAAATTGTATTTTTATTTATACCAAAATTCTCGTAATAAGGATAAAAAATACATTGAAATAAATCTTTTGTTATTTCTATTTCGTCTAAATTTATAATATGATCATCACACATTTTTTCAATGGTAGTATATTCTTGACATAAAACTGCAACATCAATAGTTATTTTGTTGCAAATTGCGATGTGATTACGATTATTTTTATTTTTGGAATAAAAAATATTGCTATTGGAACTATTATTCATAATCTTACTATTAAGATTTACGTTCGTGTTATTCTTATTGGTATTAGGGCAATTACCACAATTTCCATCCTTATTGTTGTTATTGTTGTTATTACCACAATTGCTACAACCACCTGAACTACTGCTGCAACTACTTGAACTACTTGAACTACTACTAGTTGTTATACTATTGTTACTTTCTATGAAGTCTTTGTAATTTTTCATCATATTTTTATTTATATAAAATAATATAAAATAATATAATTTTTGTTTTATACATTTTATTTTTTTGTTTCGCGAAATATTACAATTTTCCAAAACCAAGGATCACTATGTACAATTTTGATATCTTTTCCAATTAATAATCGTTCCTTTATAATGTCAGCATTTCCTCCATTATTCCATTTGCTAAAATGGATAAAGGCTTTATTTGACATGTTTTTATTGCGAATAATATCTATGTGATGTATAGTCCCGACATTTAAATTACTGAATATTTCATGTATATATTCTTTTGTAATATTTGATAGAATTCTTGGTATACAAAGAGTCTTGATTTGTTGAGATTGAATATTCATAAGTGTATTTTGATTTTGAATTTCATATTTAAATGATGTCAATTTTTTTGTTTAGTGTTTTACACCGTTGAAGAATTCAAATGACGCTCCACTGGAGCGTCCCATTTTAAATCTTCGCGGGTATATAATCTAACAACACATATATACCCATGTCTCTTCCCACGTTTAATTTTAGATAATTATGGTTGTTTGAAAAATAATTTCTTTATACATTATATAATAAAATGATATCAGTGCACGATTCTAACAGAGAAGAACATGCTGTTCACGATATAAAAGACGAGCTAACTGTAGTTGAAGTTATTAATGAAATTAATGAAATGAATGAACCTAAAGTAGAAAAAATAGAACGAGAAGAGAAAGAACCTGTCAAACGTTGCTGTAAGGTAAGCGAACAAGTAAGATGCGCGTGTCATTGCTGTTTACGTAGTTGGTCATTATCATTAAATACATGTGAAGGTTGTTGCGTTGTTTCATCGGCTGTTTGTATCTTTATGAGTACTTTAGCAATTGGATGTAACAAATGTTTAGAACAAATGGATTGTGATGGACATTAGAACCAAGTTTACACATTTGTTTTGCTCTACTTTTTTTAAAAGTTGCGCAAAATCTGTTGTTCTTTGTTTTGCTCTACTTTTTTTAAAAGTAGATATATATAAATGAAAACCAAAAATAGAAGGCCAACATTAGTCAAATATAAAAATAAAACCAGGAAAATATATGGTGGCGAGATAGATAAACATAATATATTTAGAAAAATATTGAGTATTGGTTATGAATTAGAAACAATGAGTTTAGCAAAATTTACACTTATTACAACTGAAGATGAAAATGAACCCATATTGTTAAACACTGATACAAATTCAAAAGATTATGAAAAAATGATGAAACTACAAAATGGCAATCGTTCTGTAAACACCCAGACAAACGAAGACGAAGACGAAGACGAAGACGATTACGACTATTATGCAAATCGTCTAGAAGAAACACTTGAAATAGATGCGTATACTACGGAAAGTTTAAACAAACTAAACAAACTAAACAAACAAAACAAACAAACCAGGTCAGTGAAAGAAACTAGATTAGTGAAAGCTGATGATACTACCTTTTTAGTTGCAAATGATTTGGCGGTAACACCATTCACAAAATATTTAAACGTTTTTTGCAATATAAATGATGCAGCAAACACTAAAAACAACACAAATAACACAAATAATACAAAAACTGACAACGATCTTATTGATAAAAATGATCTTTACACCTTTGAAACAGAAAAGGGGGGAAAATACAAACTTAATTTTGAAACCTGGAGCAAAAAGGATTGTGGAATGTTTTCTGATGTAGAATGGATTATGACTTATTACAACCCAAAACAAAATAAAAATATAATTCTAAATACTTTTATAAATGTTGCCAAAAATTTGGTCTTTCATTTAAATCAACTAGAAAAGCAAAGTGGAAGGCTCATCATGAATTTCAGTGAAGATGATAAAGAAATTATGAAAAAAACAGAAATACGTAATTTATATCATTTACCGAATACAAATTTATATTATCTACAAACGCATCTAATTGATAAACAATTAGATATTGATGACATTTGTTTTGTCCCTCAAATGACGTTTTCGTGTCACATTAAAGATATGGTAGATATTTTCAAAGAACTTGCAAAAGATTCTATAAACAACTTTAAAAATTATAAAAGAATTGCAGATGAACGCATTGCAGTCATTGGAAACATTGAAAAATGTATTAATAAATTGTTTGAAAATTATAATAAATCATGTCCAAATGTAAGCTTAACCAAGACCAAAACGACGAGTGAAACTAAAATTAAACTCAAACTAGTTGAATCTAGAAATAAAACATTGATAAAATCAATTAAAAATTATTTGTTTTTATTTTTATTCAAACTACAGCGTTATTTCAACTTTTATTTAACAGATGAAAAAGTGAAAAACAAATCCAAAACGGCCAAATATTTGAAAGACACGCTTTTTTTTAATTCACGTCATACTAATTACGAACTATATAAAGCTATTAAACAGTTGATACTTGAATATTTTAAACAATATAATCCGGCTATAAAATTATCAGGTAGTGAAATTGCGATGATTATACAAAAACTAGTAATTCAACAACCTGTTTTAGAAGAATTTTTACTTGATGATATTGGCAATGCTCGCAAAAATGCATTCCTTATTACAAATAAATTGGACAAGAGCCATAAAAGTTATGGAGATCCCCATTATTCACTAGTTTCTTATTTTGATTTTTTTGAAAATCCAATTGATAATACAACACGGCGTAATGATAAGAATGAATTGTTTCACGATTGGCTACAATATGATGGTGTTGATAATTATTCAAGCACCACTGATATTAAAAACAACATTGTTTTGACGGAAATTCGCTCTTTTGCACGTATGTTAGCTTCATATATATACAGCGTCGCAGACGATGAATTAAAAAATAATATGACAAATGGTATTTGTAATCAAATGCAAAAAAAATTTCAACCAGACATCAATGGGGTTTCTTTAATTGTTTTGAAACAATTTTTAAAGCTTTATGAAGAGAAGAGTAAAAAATAGAAAATAGAAGAAGAAGAATAGAAATTTAAAAAATAATTGATATTAATTTGTTTTACTATTATGATATTAATATAGTAATAGTAAAACAATTCATATAACTTAATGAACTTTTATTCTGATTTTATTATGAATGATATTATTGATAATCAACCATTAGAAACTGTATTAGATTCAGTTGAAACTTTCGGCGAAGAATGTTTTAATGCAATTGCAAGATATTCCTATCATAACATTCATTCCAAATATATATTTAATGTTTTAGGTAATACAAAGAACATAATTGCATTTTATTGTATAGATAATGATAATAAATTTTCATTGAAAAATTGTCCGTCTATGTTAGTTTATCGCAAGTGCAAATATAATGAGAAAGAGATAAGATATTACGTCTTAATTGCATGCACAAAACGTAAATTTAGAAATCAAGGATATGCTTCCAAACTTCTAGATGGCTTCGTAGAAAGAATCAAAAAAGAAAATGACGCTGAACTTGGAAACGAAATTAATATAAAAATAATACTGAGCTCGGTTGAGGAATCTGTATTATTTTATGAAGCTTATGGATTCAAGTGGACGAGAGAATCAATAACTGATCATCCAATGTTAATGCGGTTTGAACGATACGAACCAAAAAAAGAATATTTCATAATGGAATTCAACCTTTAGAAAAGGTTGAGCCAAAAAGCCACCTTTGAGAAAGGTGGAGCCAAAAAGCCACCTTTGAGAAAGGTGGAGCCAAAAAGCCACCTTTGAGAAAGGTGGAGCCAAAAAGCCACCTTTGAGAAAGGTGGAGCCAAAAGTAGAGCAAAAAACCGTTAAAACCCTTTGCCCAAGGGTTTGGCTCAACCTTTTCTAAAGGTTGATTTCTAAAGGTTGATTTCTAAAGGTTGATTTGCTTGACAACATCTCTTTTAGCGTTTTGAATGTCTACTACATGCTCCTCTAGATTTTTTGCTATTGGGTTATCAATAGAATCAAACCCATCCATTTCAAAGCGCCAAACGAAAACTGGTTTCTTTTGTCCAATGCGATGACATCTTGCAATGGCTTGATCTTCAACATAAGGATTCCAATGAGGGCTTACGAAGTAGATCTCACTATAATTATCCTGTAAATTCAAACCTTCGCATCCGGTTTGAATTTGCAAAATCAATACGTCTTTTTTTTCACTGAGCAGCTTACGGCGTGCAACCTGTGTAATTTTGCCATCTAAGATTCCAACGTTTAGACCATTATTGACTAGTCTCTCCGCAATTTCATTGATCTCCTCTTTAAAGTGGCAGAATACTAGCTTGCCATTACCGTTATCTTTTCGCTCCAAAATAGCACCAACAACTGAATCTAGTTTGCTAGTGCTTGTTGGGTTTGATGTTGGGTTTGATGTTGGGGTTTGGTCAAGTAAACTGCCATTGCCGTTGATGCTATTGATGCTATTGATAGTCTTGACCATCTTTGGATATATACAACTTTGTCTTGCTTTTAGTAAAAGTGGAAGTAATCCCTTTGTTACTACTACTATGCTATCTTCATTAGATGAGGATGAGGATTGAGATGGGGATGGGGATTTGACATTTGTAAAAGCAATTAGTGAATGAATTTCCTGAGAGAATTTTAATTCTGCCTCACTTTTCCATGCTACAATATTTTTTGTGTGATGTGCGTCTTCTAAATCAATACCTACAATTTTTTTTGTTCTTTTTAAAATAAATGTAGCTACTATTTGAGCGTAATTTTCTGGATTAGTATAATACGAAGCAGGTAAATTAATCAAAGAACATAAAGCATAAAAGTCTTGCTTTCTATTTTGAACTGGAGTTCCAGTGACAAGCCACTTGATATCTGCCTTCAACAATTTTGCACCAATGTATCTACTAGTATTTTTATTGCGTAAGTGATGAGCTTCATCAAAGATGACTCGTGACCATTTAACACGATGTAGTAGAGAGTTCTCAATACGTTTTTTTGATTGTTTACCGTCGTCACTGAAAATTAGATTCTTGTTGCCTGTTTTCTCTCTAAAGATTGATATGGCGTCATAACTGCAGAGGACAATTATTGCGCCTTCAAATGGATCTACCATGGTGGCTGCTTTTATGTCAATGATTTTTTTGTTATCACCGTGGTAGATGACAGATTTGTGTCCAGTAGTCCTGTATATCTGTGCGTACCATTGCTCAATTAATACAGGTGGTAGAACAATAAGGGTCTTGCGATTCTGCTTAAAATTGGCAAGGCATAACCCGATCATCATGATAGTTTTACCGAGACCCATTTCATCGGCAACGAAACCGCCACTAGTATCATCCCGCAATTCGTTTTGGAGTAACCACTTAACACCGTCATATTGATATGATTTTTTTTCCATGCCACTTCTTTCAATGAATTTATTGAAGATAACCATTCCGTTATCAATACGAGGATCAGTATCTTCAAATCTTGTCATTCTTACTGTTATTCGGGGTATTCAACTTCAAATTTCAACTTCAACTTTAATTATATGTCAATATAAAAAATGAGAGAAAAGTATCTCAATTTTATTTTTTTCCACCTTTGAGAAAGGTGGAGTCAAAAAACTGAACTTTTGGGTTTACCTTTTTCTAAAAGGTAAACTTGCACTAGTTTTCCACCTTTGAGAAAGGTGGAGTCAAAAAACTGAACTTTTG